GGGTGAGGTTGACTTAGAAAAAAACACTTTCACTCCTAACAAATAATTAGTGTGTTTCCCTAATTTTCTTGGTATTTATTAGTAAGGAAAATTCCAAAAATAGAACATTAGGAGAAAATAATGGCTGAAAGAATTGTTAGTCCAGGCGTCTTTACAAGAGAAAAAGACCTTTCATTTTTACCACAAGGTATTGGTGAGATTGGTGGCGCTCTTATTGGACAAACTGTCAAGGGTCCCGCATTCGTACCAACGAGAGTAGAATCATTCAATGAGTTCCAACAAAAGTTTGGTGGTTTAACTGAAGATTCATATCTTCCATACACCGCACAATCATACTTACAGGATGCTCCAAACGCAACTGTAGTTAGAGTATTGGGTGCTGGTGGATATACCGCTAAACCAATCGCTTTGGTGATTTCATCATCGGCTGGTCAAAAGGTAGGTGCTGTATTACACCCAACTACACAAACATTTGGTGGTGATTTTGATTCATCAACAGTGTCAGCACCTGCAAGTGCTTCGCTGTTCTTACTAAACCTAACAGGTAGTTTGGTATCATTAAGTCCGACTTCAGCGTCCCTTAACCCATCTTCAGAAAATTACTTTACTAAAATTTACGGATATGCTCCTAAATCTTCTAAAGTAGCTTACACATACTTAAACTTTTCAACATTCCAATCTGCATCATTTGCTACGGGTCAAAATGTAAAAGTATCTCTTTCTCAAATTGATGTTGACTACACTAAAGATTACTCTGAAGCTACAACTCCTTGGATTAAATCACAAAAAGTTGGTGGTGTTGCAACAAACTTGTTTAAAGTTCATACACTTTCTCACGGAACGGCTACAAACTATGAGTTTAAGATTGGTATCCGTGATATCAAACCAGCATCTGAAGTTCCAGGTTCTGAATACGGAACATTCGCTTTACAAGTTCGCAGAGTAGATACTGCAAAAATTCCAAACTCAATCTTTGGAACAAATGTTCAAGATGCGGATACACGACCAAATATCGTAGAAGAATACACAGGTCTTACACTTGACCCCAACTCACCAAACTACATCGCAAGAGTAATTGGTGATATGTATATTACTGTTGATGCAAATGGTAAATTGGAAATGAATGGTGATTATCCAAACGCATCTGCACACATCCGTGTTGAGATGGCAAGTGATGTCACAAATGGTGCTATTGACCCATCATTGGTTCCTTTTGGATTTGCTGCTCTAACTTCACCACTTCATAGTGGTTATAATTTACCAAGTCCAACATACAATGTGTCTCAATCATTGGGTGGTGTTGTAAACACAAGAGTATTCCTTGGATATTCATACGACTTTTCTGCTACGGATAACTTAAACTTCTTATCACCTACACCAGACGCTAATACTGAAGTTGTTGGTTCTGACTTTGATTTGGCTACTTGTCATTCAAATGGTTCTACTATTACATTAACATCTGATGTAGACGCTAAGAAATTTATGGTTCCATTCCAAGGTGGATTTGATGGTTGGGAACCAAACCGAGTAATTCTTACTGGTAATGCTATTACGGCTGGAAACACTCAAGGTTTGGATTGTTCTTCTGCTACGGCTACGGGAACTATCGCTTTAAGAAAAGCTATCAACGCAATTTCCAATCCTGATGAGTTTGACATCAATATGGTCGTAACTCCAGGTATCTTACATAGATTACACTCATCAGTCACCACATTCGCTAAGGATATGTGTGAAGATAGACAAGATTGTTTCTATGTGATGGATGCTGGTGCTTATGGTGATTCAAACGCAACAGTTGTAAACGCTTTAACTTCGTTTGACTCTAACTATGTTGCTACTTACCATCCTTGGGTTAAAATCCTTGATACTGATAAGAACAAGCCAGTTTGGGTTCCGCCAAGTGTTGTACTTCCTGGCGTGATTGCTTTCAACGATTCAGTTGCTGCTGAATGGTACGCTCCTGCTGGTTTGAATCGTGGTGGTTTAACTGATGTTATTGAAGTTAAGTCTCGTTTGACTCACGCTGAGAGAGACACGCTTTACGAAGGTCGTGTAAACCCAATCGCTACATTCCCTGGCCAAGGTGCTACTGTGTTTGGTCAAAAGACTTTACAAGCTAGACCATCCGCTTTGGATAGAATCAACGTTCGTAGATTGTTGATTACGGTTAAAAAATACATCGCATCTTCTACAAGATACTTAGTATTTGAACAAAATACGGCTGCTACAAGAAACCGATTCTTGTCAATCGTAAACCCATATTTAGAATCAATCCAACAGCGAAATGGTTTATTCGCATTCCGTGTAGTAATGGATGAAACTAATAACACTCCAGATGTGATTGATAGAAACATCTTAGTAGGTGAAATTTTCTTACAACCTACCAAGACTGCTGAATTTATTGTATTGGATTTCAACATTCTTCCAACGGGTGCTGCATTCCCAGGCGCATAAATTTGAAGAATGATATATTTATAATAAAGATTAGGAGAATTTAAATGGCAAACTTACTCACACCGCAGGAGGTAATGTTCACAAACTTTGAACCAAAAATGTCAAACAGGTTCATTATGTATGTGGAAGGAATCCCAGCATATCTCATCAAAGCGGCTAATAGGCCAGAAATAGCTAATGGTAAAGTGGTTATTGACCACATTAACACTCGTAGATATGTAAAAGGTCGTTCAGAATGGCAGGACTTAACTATCAGTCTTTACGACGCAGTAGTACCATCAGCTGCTCAAGCAGTAATGGAGTGGGTTCGTTTACACCACGAATCCGTAACGGGTAGAGATGGTTATTCTGATTTTTACAAAAAAGATATCACCTTCAATTCATTAGGACCTGTTGGTGATAAAGTTGAAGAATGGACATTGAAAGGTGCATACATTCAAAATGCAAAATTCTCTGATATGGATTACACAGGTGAAGATTTGGCTACTGTAGATTTAACATTGACTTACGATTACGCTATCTTACAATACTAATTTTAGATTAAAAAATAATAAACCCCACTTCGGTGGGGTTTTTTGTTTTAAAAAGTTTTAATTCTATATTTATACATAGTTTAATTAAACGGAGATTAAAATGGTAAATGTTGTTAGAAGAACAAGTGATTTGGTTGTTGATTGTGTAATGGCTGAGGGTACTCTTACTCTTTTTGAATCAGCGCCAGCACAATTAACCGGTGTTGATGGTTTTGAATTAACCGAATGCCCATACACACTTGAGAGTGGATATGAAGTTATTTACGCGGAAACTACAATTCCATCGGATTGGGAAGGTGGAAGATACACTTTCGATAACAATACTTGGACACTGGTATAATAAAAATAAAATAAGTTATGGCTCAAAATCTAAATGATGACTACACAAATGAAAATGTAGTTGAACAATTAAGAAAAGAACACGAAATAAAAGAACTCAAAAATTATCAGTTTCCAACTGAAATTATTGAATTACCATCTCGTGGTCTAATTTACCCATCCGACAATCCACTTTCAAGTGGAAAAGTCGAAATGAAATATATGACTGCAAAGGAAGAAGACATTCTTACAACACAATCATACATCAAGGACGGTTCAGTTCTTGACCGATTGTTCCAATCTCTTATCGTGTCTAATGGTGAAGGAAAACCTATCAAGTATGTTGACTTGTGTACTGGTGATAAAAACGCTATTATGATTGCTGCAAGAGTGTTGGGATATGGTAAAGATTATGAAGTTGAGGTTAATGACCCCTTTAGTGGTAAAAAGCAAAAAGAAACAATCGACCTCACTCAATTTGAAAACAAACCATACGATGGTTCTGCTCAAATTGCACCAAACACCAATGAGTTTGAGTTCACCCTCCCACGTTCAGAACGAGTCGTAACGTTTATGGCTATGACCGAATCAAAAGAACGTAGAGTAAAACATCAAGTTGAGGAGTTAAACAAGGCAAATCGTAAGTTGAAGGATGAAACATCACGAGAACTTACAACTCGTTTAAAAACAATGATTCTCTCAGTTGATGGAGATTCTGATGCAAAAACAATTTCTCACTTTGTAGATAATGAATTGTTCGCTGTGGATTCAAAAGCATTACGAAACTACATTAATGAAGTTGTCCCTGATATTGACTTGAATTGGGAATTCATTTCAGAGGAAACTGGGGAGAGGAGGTTGATGATTCTACCGATGGATACGAGCTTTTTTTGGCCTAACTC